GTCATATTATAATGCATCAGGGAGTCTTAGGTGGCCCACTCCGGGACCATCCGACGTTCCATCATATCAGTTATCTGCAATCCCATGGATGACATCTTCGACAGCACCAAGCGCCACGGCAATGAAAATTTCATTTCCTGCTACTACTCGATGGGTCGAGGTGATGAACACAGGAGGACAAGGCCTTCGAATAGGTTTTAGTAATAATGGTACAATAGGTAATCCACCTACTGATGCCCATTATTTTTCGCTCCCAGCTACAGCTGGTACGCAAACTTCAAGATGGGAACTAAGGTGCTCAGAAATATACCTTTATGGTGTTGGTGGTGCCACTACATTTTCTTTAGCTGCAGGTTTATCACCTGTCCCTAGCAGATATTTCGATGCAATGTCAGGTTCACTCGGCGGTGTATATGGTGGTGTTGGGTAATGAAACGTAACGAGCTTAAGTCATTAATTAAAGAATGCGTAGTAGAAGTATTGCAGGACGGTATTGGTCCGTCGCTTGGCACTGAGCTACGTGAATCAGCACGTCCTCGTCCAGCACCAAAAAGAAGCACAAGTTCTAGAAAAACATCTAAGCAATCATCACCAAAAAAGAAGCATGTGTCAGGAATATCTACCGATATAAGCCCGGACCCGATAATGCAATCTATCTTTAGCGATACTGCGGCTACAACACTTCAGGCACAAGTCGCCGGTGAACGCAGAGGCCCCAGTCTAGTTGCTGAGGGTGCTGACCGCGCCGCAATGATAGTTGCCGAACACGATCCGGATGAGTTATTTGAAGGTTCTTCAAATTGGGCATCACTTGCTTTCGACATTTAATGAACTTTTTTAGTTTGCTAATATTTATAAGCAATGAAGCATTAATAGCTTCAATTTAAGGAGTATTAATGTCTACATTCAATCAAACTATCGTATCACCAGCTGCAACTACCAGAGGGCTTGGTGCATCTAGTACTGCTACGCTTACTGAGATGTTTCCTGCATCTCCAATATATGACGGTGAGATAACAGACACCGAAGTTAACAGTTCCAACGGAGGAACTTACGTAGAGTTATTACAAGAAGGGGATGTTCCAGGCTCGGGTGGTTACTACGGTTTCTCACCTCCATTTAACAGAGATTTTGTTGATGCGCCTAATATACCCGCGGATATTGTGACAGGAGCTGGCGGCTTGCCAGCCACCGCTTATGTCCCAAACCCAGTCCCGCCTGGCCCTGGTGATGTAAACCCGTTAAACCAGCCCGCCCCTCCATCAGATCCTAGCTTCCCAAATGGCCCATCAGACTCGTTCCCGGCATCTGCTGGCGGACACACCTCAGATCCCGCTGCCACATCAGCCAATATTGCAAGTACAACTATTGGTTCGTATGGCTTAGGTACATCAGGAGCTTAATTTCGTGAGATCACTCTGGGATGTGATTGACTTGCGTCTCGATGAAAAGGCGCAAACTGATCTTCGTTATGGAAGATTTGATGCTAGAACCGGGCATGGCTATGGTGCTGTGCCCGGCGGCCGATTTTCTGCAACAGGAAGTCCTACACCTGTAAATACTGCAAATCAGGCTAATGCGTCATATCCGTATATAGACCCAGACAATTTTGAAGAAGATGATGATATTGACAACGAGGACTCTACTGATTTTAAGAAAGCTTTATTTTCTAAAGTAGGTGTCCCGGCAATGTCTAATGACCCATCACCTGTTTTTGATAAGAGATCATTTGTTGGAAATGATTTTAATGCGATATCAGAAGGTCCAGGCCGTTCCGCACCTTATCCAAAACAAACAGGAATGACGAATCAGTCTAACAAGACTAGAATGTATAAAAATAGAGGTCCTGCTGTCGGGGGTACTAGTCCTAGGATGGGGCCTCAAGGAAAAGGACCACACACATATGGGTCAAAAGCGGGTTGGTCGAGTACGCCTCCTGTCAGATTTGACCTAGATGATTTTATTGTTTATAGGCTACAGGATATGCCAAGTAATGATCAACGCGCTGTTATGAAAGCGGCGAAAAGACCAAAAAACGCGTAGAAATAGCGGAAAAAATATAACAATTTTATTTTAATGACTTGAATTTACACATAATCAAACATAGTTATTGTTTGATGCGAATCACCAACGGAGGTTTTGCTTATGTCTTCATCAATTTATGAAGAGGCTCTTGCAGATGTTAAGAAGTTAAAAGAAGTCGCTGAGCAGAATGCTAAGAATGCGATAATTGACGCCGTTACTCCAAAAATCAGGGAAATGATTGAAAATCAACTGATTGGAATAACCGACAACGACCAAGGCGATATATTAAATGATCTTGCCGAAAGTCTTCTAGACAATGATGCTGAAGATATTCAGTTAACGTCTGAATCACTTAAGGCGTTGTCTGATCTCGTTAACACAGATCAAACTTTTAATGCAAGAGACGCTGAGCTTAATTCTCTTTTAGTTCAGGAGAGGTTGCTGGTCGTAATGGATAACGCCTCCGACTCAGGTCCTGATATCAATGAGTTGGCTGAGATGAAATCACAAATTTATAATACTCACAAAGCTTTACAGGAAAATAAGGAAACTGTACAAGACGATGAGTTTAATAGAATTCAAAAGCGACTTGCGTCGCTTGACTATTTTTTGGCTGAAGCAATTGGAGAAAAAGAGATGAACGATAGAAACCTTCGAAATATATTAGATGAGGAAACTCTTCGTCTTGTCCTAGACCTTGGTGATGAGGTTGAGGTTGACCAGGATGCAGTATCAGTTGAAGTTGAGTCCACTGAAGACGCTGAGGAAGAAATCGATACAGCAGAGGCAGGTGAGGTCAGCGATGATGAGGAAGCCGAAGCAGAAGAGGCCAAAGAGGTCGAAGAGGTCGAAGGCGACGAAGACCTCGCCAATGTCAGCGATGCAATCGCTGAGTCCGACAACACAGATGAAGAAATGCTAGACATTAATGAAGAGCAGCTTGCTGGAATGATTCGCTCTATTCTTAATGAAGAAGACGACGCCGACATGACAGACGAGCAAGATGAGCAGGAAGCCATTATTATGGACGAAGAGGCCGACGACGACGCAGCCGATGAGGGTGAGTACGTCATGGAAGGAGAGCTTTCTGATGACACCGTGGTCGAGATATCGGAGTCAATGCTTCGAGACGAACTGGCCAAGCTACGTAGCTCTAAGGAGCCTAATACGGCACCCACTAGCACAATTACAGAATCAAATATGACAGAAGACGACCTTTCTGAGGTCGCAACACTTAAAGCACAGCTGCAGGAGTATGAGAAGGCTGTATCTTCACTCCGCGGCCAGTTGGACGAATCAAATCTGTTCAACGCTAAGCTTCTCTACGCTAATAAACTCTTACAGAATCGTAACCTGAATGACAGGCAACGAGTCAACATCGTTGAATCACTCGATGATGCAAAGAGTTTGAGAGAGGTACGGCTCCTTTATAAGAGTCTTACGGAATCGGTTACAACTAAAGGTAATCTTACCGAATCCAAGAGACGTCGCGCCGCGGGATCAGCCTCGCGTCCGACTCGCACCGGATCCGTCTCAAAGGAATCTTACCCTGAGACCGACCGGTGGGCCTTACTTGCAGGCATAAACAAGTAACTTTTAATTTTGGAGAATTAATAATATGAAAAAGTTTACACTTGAGCAGCTTACCGAGGGTATTCGTAACAGAAACCTCGGTGGCGAAAGTAAGAGGCTTGTCGAGAAGTGGAGTCGTACTGGCTTGCTTCGTGGCCTTGAGGGCACGGGCAAAGAGAACATGTCCCGTCTTCTTGAGAATCAGGCAGCTGAGCTCCTACGAGAGTTTAACTCCGTATCCACAGGCGGAGCGGCAAACACCGCCTCCGGTGACCTTCGTGGCTTTACTAACATTGCTTTCCCAATCGTTCGTCGAGTCTTTGGTGGTTTAGTGGCCAACGAGCTCATTTCGGTCCAGCCGATGAGTCTTCCTTCCGGCCTTCTTTTCTACCTTGATTACACGTATGGCAACAATGTCGGTGGTGACACCAACATTGATGGTACAGCAGGTTCTAACGCCGTTTACACGGCCGGCCAGTCAATCTACAACAACCCAGCAGGTTCTGCTGTCCAGACAGGCTCGCTAGCTTCTGGCGGTATGTACGACCTAGTTGGCGCAGGCTTCTCCCGCGTTCAGTCAGGTTCAACAGGTGTTGCCTTGACAAGCGTTGTATCAGGTGCATTTGTTAGCTCACAGTTGACAATTGTTGATGGCAGTACAGTAAGTGCTGTCGGTGAAGTTTCAGGAACTAATGGTCGTTTCCTTGGTTACGATCAGCAGCTTGTTCGAGCTCTCGATGAGGGAACGATTGCAAACCTGCAGTTCCTCGCTGTTCCTACTGCTAACATTACAACCGATCTTCCAGCTGCTGATTTAACACAGCTTGATCAGCTTGCGCTTTATGCTGCTCCTGAGACAACAAGTCTTTCAAGCACTTGGAGTCAGGAATACCAGGCCGGTAACGTATGGAACCTTCGTCGTTTGAACCAGAGAGTCCAGGGTACACTTAACGGTGCCAACTTGCAAAGCGTTACAGCAGCGCCGCTTAATGGTAACTACGTTTTGTTTGTTGTTCAGAGAACTGACGGTGCCTTCTCGGTACCAACAAGTCTTTCGATATCTGCCGTTATGGGTGATACTCTCAACGTTGACGCAACAGCCCCAGGCGCCGCTTCAACGTTGGTGATTCCTTCCTTCGAGTCAAACTTCGGAACCAGCCCAGAGCCGGTCATCCCCGAGATTGACATCAAGGTTGAGTCTATCGCGGTCACCGCGCAGACACGTAAGCTTAGAGCTCGTTGGTCACCAGAACTCGCGCAGGATCTTAATGCCTACCACAGCCTTGACGCTGAGGTTGAGCTAACACAGATCCTATCCGAGCAGGTTGCCCTTGAGATCGACCGTGAGATCCTGAATGACCTCCTTACCCAGGCAAATGGCGCAAACCTCTTCTGGTCGCGTGCACCTGGCAAGTTCGTCAACAAGGACAACGGCACCGAGATTGGTCGCAACACGGTCGGTGGTAACGCCGCACCTGGTCCGGCATTTACCGGTACCGTCCGCGAGTGGTATGAGACTCTAATCGAGACAATTATCGATTGCGCCAATACCATTCACCGTAAGACTCTCCGCGGTTCGGCGAACTTTATTGTCGTCTCCCCGGATGTGGCCACCATTTTGGAGGCTTCTGTCTACTACCGTCCAAGCTACAGCATCGACGGTGACGGTCAGGTCAGCTCCCCGTTCAACTTGGGTGCTGAGAAGGTTGGTACATTGAGCAATCGTTTCACTGTCTACAAGGACCCCTACTTCCCTCGCAACAAGATTCTTGTTGGCTACAAGGGTGGCAGCTACCTTGAGACCGGTTATGTTTACGCTCCGTACGTACCGCTCATCGTCACACCGACGATTTTCGCCCCTGAGGATTTCACGCCTCGTAAGGGCGTGATGACCCGTTACGGTAAGAAGATGGTTCGTTCCGACTTCTACGGTACTGTGACATGCATGGATATGCAGATCATCTAATCATCGTTAGGTGATAAATAGTTGATTAATTTAAGGTGGGTCGTCCTTCGGGGCGGCCCACTTTATTTTTATGGTGTTTTACCATGAAAACAGCCATATTTATCTTGACGCTTAATTTACTTTTGTTAATAAGTACCTATAGTTTTATTTAGAGATTTGTCGCAGTATATTATCGGAATAGTAAAATGGGATCAACGGTAAAAAGCGCATTCGCATTAAGTTCTAACAAGAAAAGTGCTCTTGCGAAAAATGAAAAAAAAGAAAAGAAGATTCAGGAGATAGAACACATGTCAGAAGACGAAACTTTTAGTGCCGCAGATGATTTTGATTTTGTTAGTCATTATGGAGATCCTGTAGCGGATCAAGGCGATGAGCTACTTTTAGATAACACAGCTGGTAGCGCAATTTCTTGCGGATTTATTGGCGTCGGTGGTGGCGGCGGCAAGATGGCAAAGGCATTTATTGATGTTGGATTCAATAAAACAGTTCTTGTTAACACAACTAAGAAAGACATGCCTAACGGAGTTGATGCAAGTCATTTTCTTTTGATACCAGGCGCCGACGGCGTAGGTAAAGATGTCAATCTTGGAAAAAAGGTGTTAGTTGAAAACAGTACTTTGGTAGAAGATGTCCTTAAAAATAGAATCGGCAAGGTCGACTGGTTGTTCGTCCTGGCAGGTGGAGGTGGTGGAACAGGTTCCGCCGCAGGCTGGTTGCACGGTTCATTTGAGAGATACCTGAGGTCATCTGGAGCCCAAGGAGGAGTTGTTTACATACTATCAGCTCCATCTTCTCAAGAGCTTTTAAATCCTACCATAAAGAACAATTATGCTACTGCATTAAAGCAGGTTGAAGCACATCCTCATATTATTATTGATAATGAAAGACAGATGCAGCTCCTCCGTGGAAAAGTTGGTGTTCTCAATATGTTCACATTGGCAAATCTTACGTTTGCTAAAATGCTAGCTCAGGTTTTTAGGCTTTCAGGCGCCAGTTCACCAATACAGGCATTTGACACTAAAGATTTAGAGCGTTGCCTTCGTGAGCCAGGTCGGTTATTTATAGGAACTACAGTAGTGCCCGATCCGGCTGTGACAGGTCTTGGAAGTCGAATCTTTCAAGAATGTGTAAAGAATTCACCGTGTCCTTCGCCTACAGCTTCACCGACAGTTGGGTCATTATTACTTTGCGTAACTGAAAGTATGGCAGCTGATCCGGCTATTTCAAACCATATGGAATCTGCTACAGCATATGTCGGTGCTAGATCTGACGCATTATTTTCAGGAATATACGTGAGAAATGGCCTCCCAGGACTCGTGTCGATAGTTCTTCTTGGAGGATTATCTAGTTAGCCTGACGAAAGCTCTTTTCTGCATATTTATGATGTAGTACCGGAGTTAGTTCATGCCAAATTTTTTAAACACTTTAAATCCGACTCCTTTTGGTTTTTTTGACCTGGAGTCGGATTTTCAGTCTGAAGCTGACAGCCTTATCACGTTTGTGAAAAGAAAGCTAGGTGATGATATACTTAGCGTTGAGTTGACAAAGAAGCAGATATGGGCTTGCTTTGAAGAATCATTTCTTGAATATGGTTCACTTATAAATCAGTATCAGGCAAAATCACAAATAATGGATTTTTTGGGCACGCCAACAGGTTCATTATTATCGGGATCAGAACAAAAATATCCAAGAGAAACATTAGAGTTTTTAAGAAGACAAGCTGAACCATATTCTAGTGAAGCCGGCGTAGGTGGTTCTCAAAATGCGATGTCAGGCGCTATTCAGTTAGTTCATGGTCAGCAAGATTATGACATATATGATGACTTGATGACTGAGCCTGGCGGGACCACTACTGTGATAAGTACCCAAACCGCCGGCCGGCGAACAAAAATGAAGATTCAAGAAGTATACCACTTCTCACCATCTGCAGCATATCGATTTTTTGATTCAACATCAGCTATCAATTATCTTAATAATGAATTTTCATTTGAGTCATTTACACCTGAAAGCATTTTTTATGTTTTACCTGTATTTGAAGACATTCTCCGCGCCGGCCAAATGGATGTATCTCAGCGTGTTCGTCGATCTAATTATAGTTATCGACTACAGGGGACTAAAATACGAATTTTTCCAGCCCCAACTACACCACCAAACACATCTAATGTTAGGTATCTATGGATAAGAGCTGTTGTAAATGCCCAGGATCCGCTAAGCCCTCCATATACTGATGACAGTATTAATGGTGTGTCTAACTTATCGAATATTCCATTTGGTAATCTTCAATATGACAAAGTTAATAGTGTAGGCCGACAGTGGGTCCGACAGTTTGCTCTTTCACTTAGTAAAGAGCTGCTAGGATTAATCAGGTCAAAATTTGGGAATATTCCTATACCTGGAAATCAATTAACTTTAAACGGGACAGATTTAGTGGCCCAAGGCCGCGATGATCAAGAAAAACTAAAAACGCAACTTAGCGAAATGCTAGAATCTATGACATATGACAAATTATTAGAGATTCAAGCGGCAACATCAGAAAATATGATGAAGCAACTTAAGACAATTCCTGTGCCTAACGGCCTAGCTATAACGATGGGATAAATAATGGCACGCCTTTTTATAACACCTCGAGAAATTGACCTCATCAGCGATGTCACAAAAGAAGTTATTAAGGATGTAGTAGGGCAAAAGATTTATTATTATCCTATAAGCGATATAAAAAGCAAAATTCACGAAGTTTATCAAGAGTCACCAGAAAAAGTTTTTGATAATCCAATTGAAATAAATTGCCTTGTTGAATATCAAGAAACTGAAGTCACAACTGGGAAATTTGGCAATGATCAATACTATAGCATATCAGCCTTTGTGCAAAACAGGGACATGATAGATAAAGGAATACAGTTATATATTGGTGATTTTTTCAGCTACGGCACTGTTTTCTTTGAGGTAATTCAATTAATTGTGCTAGACAACATATATGGCCAGGCCGAATATACGGCAGGTGTTAAACTGGTTGGAAAAGAGGCTAGAAAGAGCCAGTTTGTTAGTAAGCTGTTTGGTCCAACTGACGAGTCATATTCAGATGCTGATGCAACGCAAAAGACATTTGTCCAGCAGCGCGGATTTGCTGAGAATGCTGAAGGTGTAACCGGAGACAAGAGGGCACTTATTGAACAAGGCAAAATGGAACTACCACCGGCCCCGGCCCCTGCTGAGGTTTCACCAAGAGGCGCTGATAATGATGGAACCTCTGCTTTTTATGACGAATCCTAGGAGGTGAATAATGGCTCGCCAAAATATTAGAGAAGAATCTATTAATAGAATTGGAACAGGTTACGAAGGGGACAATATACCCACTGATTTCCAAATTCCAGCTTGTAGTGTTGAAGATGTAGACAAGGCTGTTTTCGAACTTTTTGACAAGCAAATGACGCATCCATTATTTGTAGGCCAGCAAGCAAACGCTACAAAAGTTCCTGTAATATTTGCAACAGGTGAAAGATTTGCGTTAGTTAAGCGTAAAATTCCAATTCGAGACAAAAATAATGCGCTCATTTTGCCATTAATATCTGTTAGGCGAACTGGTATTGATTTAGTCCTTCCTTCCGAATATGGCTTACCAGGTGCTGTAGGGCCGCTGACAATAAAAAGAAAATTAAGTCCACGTGATCCAAAATATCAGCAGGTTATAAATAAGCGACGATTGATAAATCAAAAAAATGTTGCATCTAGCAAAAATTTTATTAATGCTAGTTCTAAAAGAGGTTCAGACCCAAATACGGTTGCATCTAGAAGAAATTCACACCTTACGTTTACAGAGCGATATGATTTTGATCGAGGTCGCCTTTTAAGCTCGCATCTTGGAAATAATATTTTTGAGACAATTACTGTCCCATTTCCTAAATTTTATAAAGCAAATTATGAAATAACATATTGGACCCAGTATACATCGCACATGAATCAGTTGATTGAAAATACAATAAATTCAGTAGAAACGCAAGGCAAAAATTTTAAAGTACAATCAGATAAAGGGTATTGGTTCGTTGTTTATCTTGGAGAAAGCTTTAGTCCTGGCGACAACTTTGATGATTTTAGCAATGATGAAAGAATAATAAAATACAGTTTTAATGTGCACGTATATTCATGGTTTTTGGCTAATCAGAACCCTGGGCAAGAATCACCATTTAGATATAAATTATCAGCGCCGCAAATTAATTTTGGGCTATTTAGCATAAACAGTCAGATAACTGTTCCTGGAGCACTTACATCTGATGTCGGAAGCGCTGATATAAATAAGTTTATTTTAGATGATGCTGAGGTTTTAGACAACAAAGGCGACCCAATTGACTCTAACAGTCAAATAATAGAAAGCACTGTAGAGACGCTTCGTGATCCATTTAGTAATGACACTAGGCCCAGGGAGGTAAAGATAGTAACAAGGAATCAAAGGCAAGGCGAGACTGTTGCTAGAAGTAGAATAGTGACCAAAATCGACGATTTCAGCCCGTGATATGGTCTTTAGACTTCTAAACTCATAATTATAAAAGATTGCTTAAGCATGTTAATTGGGAGACCGAAATGGCCGAGAGAACATTTAGATCGCCAGGATTTTTTGATACTGAAATAGACTTGTCCCAGAGACAGCGCGCTCCACTAGGCACACCTGCAGGAATTGCAGGCACTGCTGAAAAAGGTCCAGCGTTTGTTCCTGTGACAGTTGGATCGCTTGCAGACTTCAGAACGAAGTTTGGAAATTTAGATTCTAAAAAATTTGGCCCATACGCCGTAAATGAGTTTTTAAAGAATCGAAATGCTGCGACATATGTCAGAACGCTGGGTATTGGTGCAGTTACTAGCTCTAATGATATCGAGAATGAAAGAGTAAAAGGCACGTTGCCGGGAGCAGGATTTAGACTAGAACCTTCAGCTGTTGGTGCTGGTCAATTACCTGCTAGGGGCCATAATGAAGCTGTTCAATTTATAGTTGCCGATCACTTTTTATCTGCCTCTGAGACAATTGGCATGCCAATGTTTTCAGATAATGATAGCTTCGACAATGCCGCATCGAACATAGGTGTAAGATTAGTAAGAGCTATGGTAATGCCGGCTGCTGGAACAAGAATCATGGTGGCATCACACAATGAAGCGCTTGGGTATTCGACTACAATGAATGACCTTGCAACTGTTGGTGCCATATCAGATGGTCAGCTTGCATCATGTTTTAAATTAATTGTATCATCATCTGCGGGTTCATCTTTTGCTAATGATGATGGTTTTGCTGGAATTAAAATATACACAGCCTCTTTAGATCCTAGTAACGACTTTTTTATTGAAAAAGTATTAAATACAGATCCTGAAGAATTTTCTAACACAAAGCACTTTTTATATGCATCATTTAATGTTGATTCCGAACTTGCCGCTGTAACGACATCAGGTAGTGCGGTTGCAGTTTTGTCAGGCTCGACAGCGACGAATGACCACTCATTAGCATTTACATCCGCCTACGGAAAATTTGATGCCCCTTATAGCGCACCAATTACATCGCCAATAATATCACAGCCATATGGCTCAAAAGAATATGAACTATTTAGTGTTGAGGCGATCTCTGACGGCGCTTTTGCTAATACAGATATAAAAATATCAATTAGTAATCTTCGAGCGTCGACTGACCCTACAAACGAGTTTGGAGTTTTCACACTACAGGTTAGAAAGTTTACCGACACAGATTTGAATCCTGCTGTTTTAGAAGAATATCCTAACTTGTCTCTTGACCCAACCGCCGTTAACTATGTTGCCAAGGTAATTGGAACAAAGAGGATGTACTTTAATTTCCTTGCTGCGCAAGATGATGAAAGAAGATTAGTCGCAACTGGAAAATATCCAAACGTATCGGTATTAATAAGAATAGTAGAAAGTGACGATTTGCAGTCTGGTCGAGTACCTAAAGATGCACTACCGTTTGGATTCAAGGGCTATGCACTACCTCGGACATCACCACACAATAACGACTTTGGTGTAATAAGCAGTACAACAAAACTAGTAAATGGTGATATAGGAGGCTCCTCAGGCTTGTCTGGGTCGATTTTGCCGCCAGTTCCGCTTAGGTTTAAGGTGACAAGAGGAAACCTTTATGGCGCTGCTGCTGGTGAAACACCGGCATATATCGGACAGCCTGGATCTGAAGAAATTGCTGACGCCAGATTCCATTGGGGTGTTAAATTTGAAAGAAACACGTCACCTTATAATGCTAACCCATCACAAAAACTTAATGGCTGCATTCCAGCATTTACCAAAATGCTCGGTCTTGACAAGCAGGATGTTTTAGTTTCTGGAAGCAATATAGACACATTTAATAACAATAAGTTTTCGCTTGCAAGGGTTGCGCTTAGCGGAACAATATTTAGTCAAGTTAATACCGACACAGTCACAGAAATGATGAAGCAAGCGGCATACATTAGAAATGGTGCAGTAAACACAGCTGCCGTCGGTGCCGATTCGGCGCTTTACACTATTAATGATTCTGTTGGAAGTAATAATCGACTTACAATGGCAAGTTTGCTAGCATCAGGAGCGTTAGGCTTTAATAGATTCTCAAACTTTAATAAATTTAGTATGTTTTTAGCTGGAGGATTTGATGGTCTTAATATCCTAGATAAAAATGCCGCTCGCATGAATGATAAGGCTTCTTCAACATCAGCAGGCGGTGGAGCATCATCAGCATTTTCATCACCAGGATTAAGTTCTAATATGGCCGGCGTAGGTAAAAACAATAGCACAATTATCGCCTACAAGACAGCTGTCGATATTTTAACTGATTCTTTTGCTTCAAACATTAATATTCTTTCAATACCAGGAATAAGAGAGCCTTTAGTAACCGATCATGCGGCTACAAAGACTCGTGACTATTCTATGGCAACATATTTAATGGATATCGAGAATTATGACGATAACAATAATCGTCTTTTTGATGACAGAATAGCCAGGCCAAGTGTTAGAAGAACAATAGAACAGTTTGAGACACGCGCATTAGACAACAATTACGTTGCAACATATTTCCCCGATACCATTATCGAAGACCCAGCAGGCCAGCATGTAAGAACGCCTCCGAGCGTTGCAGCTCTCGGTGCCCTTGGTTTTAATGACAAGGTTGGATATCCTTGGTTCGCCCCTGCAGGATTTAATAGAGGAGCCCTTGAGTTTGTTAAAAACGTTGATGTTAGGCTTACGAAGGGTGACAGGGACGACTTGTATGACGCACGCATTAATCCAATTGCAACATTCCCAAGGCAAGGGTTTGTAATATTTGGACAAAAAACATTGCAGTTCGCAAATACAGCGCTTAATCGAGTAAATGTCAGGCGCCTTATGCTTGAAATCAAGAGGATCATTGTTAATATTGCTGAAGGTCTTCTTTTTGAACCAAATACAAGTGCAACAAGGGCAACATTTATAGCTCAATCAGTTCCTCAACTCGCGCTAATTCAGGCGCAAGCGGGAATAGAAAGTTTTAATGTTGTAATGGATAATACAAATAACTCTGCCGCTGATGTTGAGCAGAATAGGCTGAACGGTAGGATCATTGTGGTGCCAACAAGAGCAATTGAATTTATAGCAATTGATTTTATAGTCACAAATTCTGGCGTAAGCTTTGAGTAGACGAATATTTATTCGATGAAATTTTAGGAGTTTAGCAACATGGCCGAAACAATACTGACAAGTCCAGGCGTTACAACGCGTGAAATTGACCTTAGCGGACCAGCAAATGCACCTGCATTTGGTGTGCCTGCTGGCGTTATTGGAACAGCGAACCGTGGCCCTGCATTCGTCCCAGTTACATTTGGAAGTCGTCAAGACTTTTTTGCAAAGTTTGGTGAAACAGACGGTGAAAAATTTGGACCACTTGCAGTATCTGAATGGATGAGGAACGCAACCGCAGGCGCTTACCTTAGGGTTCTAGGCGCCGGTAACGGATTACAAAGATCAACAACGACAGGCAAAGTAACAAATGCAGGCTTTACTGTCGGTGGTCGCCAAGTTCAATCTGATGGACTAGTTGATAATAATGCATATGCTGTTGAAGGTGGTATACCTGGTAATGTTCATTTCTTAGCAACCGCGATGTCAGAATCGGCTGGGTCTGTTATGTTAAGTGAAGCAGGCCTTCAGGAAGGCGCATCATCAACAGTTATACTTCGAGGTGTTTTAATGGCTGCCTCGGGAGTCGTGCTTAGACTATCAGGCACTAATACATTAAATAACACACCTACAGATGCATCAACAGCGGCAACAGCAGCTGGCCCACGAGGAGGCCTAACAGGATCTCTTGATGTTGCCTCAGGCTCGTCTACATTTGTAATGTTATTAAACGGCCATGTGTCAACCGCTGCGTATCCAAATGTTATAACAGCATCGTTCAGCCCATCTTCACCGTCATATTTCGCTAAGCTTTTAAATAAAGATGCTACGAAGGCAGAGCAGGCCGGCCACCTTTTATATTCGCATTATGACATAGAGGAAGCTATCTGCGCAGCAACTGGATCTGGGCTAATTTTGAATACTTCGTATTTAGACACATTAGGCAGACGACTAGAGGACATCGTATTTTTAACAACAGGCTCTGCTGATTTAGGCACTGGTGCTGCTGGCAAGCCTGAATACAAAGGATTTGAAAATAGATTTGCAACTTCAAAGTCTCCATGGGTAATAAGCCAAGCAGGCGTAAGCTTGTTTAAGATTCATGCTCTTGATGATGGACAAATTAAAGCCATCGCTAGCGCAAAGTCACCTATGATACCTGGGTCTAATGACAGATATAAGATTTCTATAAGAAATATTAAAAAGTCTTCATCTGATGTTGACCTATTTGGAACATTTGATATTGTTGTAAGAGATTTTTATGACACGGACGAAGAGCCAATCGAGCTAGAAACATTCTCAGGTCTTTCACTCGATCCAACTTCACCAAATTATCTAACAGCAAGAATAGGTGACATAAACACTTTCTTCGATTTTGACAAAGTTGCTGATGAGCAAAGATTGGTAGTCGATGGCAGTTTCCCAAATGTTTCAAGCTATATTCGACTAGAGCTATCACCGGAATTAGCAGCAGGTGACACGTCTGACGATTCACTACCTGTTGGTTTTAGAGGAGTTGATCACCTACTCCTTTCAGGAACATCATTCCTGTCACAATATACAGGATCTGCAGCGACATACAACGGCGTCCCAGCGGATCTTAGCGGTTCACCTATGGGCCTAATGAATGAACCACCTGTTCCATTTAGACAGCACTTAATTGCGAATCAAAGTGGTACAATTAATTCTAGGGTTGATTCAAACTTTTACTGGGGCATTCAATTTGAAAAGAAACTAAAGGCAACCGGGCCGAATACAAGCAAATTGCCTGATCCAACTTTAGCAAGCATGACATCATTCATGCCAAACTTTAGACTTGACGCAACAAATGCCTCGACCGGTTCAAATCCAGGGCAAGCTAGGCTAAACGGCGGAATTCTAGACTCTGATCTTTTCAATAACAATAAATTCACATTATTAAACTTGAAAATTGTGACAGGTTCCGACGGCAAAGTTGATACGTCTACAGCGATTGATTGGACATATGTAAGACAAGGTAACATCACGCCAAGCAGCGCTGCTAAGACCCGCGCATTAAGCGTTGATACTGACTTTGGTGTCTCATCAATGAGAAGATTCCTTAAGTTTAGTTTTATGGTTCAAGGCGGATTTGACGGCTTAAATATGTTCAATGAGAACAAAGTCAAGATGGATAACACAGCCGTTCGCCGAGAAATGGACGATGTATCAGGTGAAAGCCAGAAATCATCATCAACAGTTGCAGCATACCTTAAGGGCCTTGATATTATGGGTCGCACAAGCGATGTAAGCCTTCAGCTTCTAGCGATACCGGGTATTAGGCATTCGGCTGTTACTGATGAGGCAATTAACACTGTCGAGAATCGATTTGATGCCATGTATATAATGGATATTGAAGAGAGAGACAATATAAACACGGTGGTAACTTCCTCAGCGCAGGTACCTAATGTTCAAAATACAGCGACGGCATTTGGCAACCGCGGCCTGGATAGCTCCTTCGCCGCTGCATACTTCCCGAATGTTACAATGTTAGACCCTACAACTAGTGGATTAGTTGAGGTTCCTCCATCAGTCGCAGTTCTTGGAGCCTTCTCTCTTAATGATAAGTTAGCACATCCATGGTTCGCACCGGCCGGCTTCACTCGAGGCGCTCTAGAGTCGACACAGGACGTCTCAGTGCGAATAAACCAAGATAACCAAGATAGACTATACGAGGCGGACATAAATCCGATTAGGACGTTCCCGGGGCGTGATGGCGTTAATGTTTTCGGACAGAAGACACTCCAGCAGGCTCAATCAGCACTTGACAGAATTAATGTTAGGCGCCTATTAATCGACGTCAGGCGACAGGTTCGTAATATTGCCAATAGGTTCTTGTTCGAACCAAATCGCGAGACTACACTTAATGCATTCTCAGCCGCAGTTCAGCCGCTGATGCAAAGAATTCAGCAGCAGCAGGGCGTTGATAGGTACAAGGTGTTAATTGACACATCTACTACAACGCAGGCTGATGTTGAGAATAATACAATCAGGGGCAAAATATTCTTGCAGCCAACACGCTCGATAGAATTTGTCTCGCTTGACTTCGTTGTCACAAATGCTGGCGCCGAGGAGTAAATCAGGATGTATTTTTTAACAACGCGCATATATATCCTTAGCGGAGGAAATTAAAAATGGCCGAGACACTTTCTGTTACAGAGATGCTTCCTAATAAGTTTGAACCTAAAAGGAAGTTTAGATGGGTATTCCAAATTGAAGGCGTTGACGCGTTTTTAATTAAAACTGCTGCACGGCCAACGGTTACTACGGAAGAAGTAACGTTGCCGTTTATTAACCATACACGCTACCTGGCTGGTCGCACAACATTCGGCACAGTCTCGGTATCACTTTATGATCCAATAGCACCTTCAGGTGCACAACAGGTAATGGAGTGGCTTAGGCTTCACTTCGAATCAGTATCAGGTCGTTCTGGCTATGCTGATTTCTACAAGCGTGATTGTCAGATTAAGCTTCTCGATCCGGTTGGCACTGTTGTAGAGCTTTGGGATATGAAGGGAACATTTATTACTGAGGCAAACTTTAACGAGCTTGATTATAGTGCAAGCGATGCCACAGAAATAGCATTAACACTTCGCTTTGATAATTGCGTACTTCAGTTCTAATACAAGCATAATGCTTTTGTAGTTCGTTTTAACCAGTCTTGGTTATCATAATTTAAAACCTCCTGTAGTAACCTGCAGGAGGTTTTTTTATAGCATATAATTATATTACGCACCACCGCCCTCGAAGCAACCTTATAGCGCCGAGGAAATTATTTAATCAAAATTTCATTTACACTAAACGCTGGTGTCGTACAATTTAAATGAATACCTCTAGGAGAGTAACTTTTTATGGCTAATAGAAGGAATGATGTGTTTAGCGCTGATGCGCCTGATGAGACACTAAGAAATACACCTGGCGTTCAGACGCAGGAACTAGATTTTGAGATACCTGTTGAAACTGTTCCATTACCTAGCAAAGGCTTAGCGTACCCTATTGATCACCCTCTTCATGCCTGTCAGACTGTTGATATTAAAGCAATGACGGCACGAGAAGAGGATATTTTAACATCTAGGGCTTTTATTAAAAAGGGAACAGTCATTACTGAGCTAATTAGGTCTTGCCTTATCGATAAGCGTATTGATCCAAATTCTCTGCTAGCAGGTGATAGAAATGCACTAATGGTTGCAATTAGAATTACCGGGTATGGCGTTGAATATCAGACAGAGGTAAACTGCCCAGTATGCGATACCAAAGATAAGTACGAGTTTAATCTTGCCGAGCTACCAATTACATCACTAGGTGCAGACCCGGTTGACACTGGTTCAAATGCTTTTGATTTTATACTTCCGATGACTAAGAAAAGGGTTGCATTTAAATTTTTAACAGGTCGTGATGAGCAGGATATCATGGTTGCTTCTGAGCGACGTAAAAAGGGTGGTATAATGGGCGACAATTTAGTTACCAATAAGCTTCAGTACACGCTCCTTAATATCGATGGCAAAACAGAACGAAGTGCAATTAACCATTTTATTAGGCATATGCCTGCCAGGGATTCATTGGCTCTCCGTCGATATATGGATTCAATTGAGCCAGGTGTAGAAATGAAGAGCTGGATGGATTGCCAGCACTGCTCAGAGTCATCGGAGGTACAATTTCCCCTCGGGGCATCGTTTTTTTGGCCTGACGCCTAGCGATAAAGAAATATTTTTAGAGCATTCTTTTATATTAATGTATTACGGTGGATTTTCATACACCGAATGCTATGCTATGCCTATTAATTATAGACTGTGGTTTATTAGGCGAATTAACACAGAATTTGAACGAGCAAATCAAAAAGCGTCTAAAGCCATTCATGATAACAACCCTACGAATAATATGCTATCAGGCAAAAGTAGAACGCATTCTCCTGCTAGAATGAGGAGATTCACATAATGGTTATATTTATAAGATAATAGCGGGTAAACGCAGATGCAGAAAAATGACTCAATTACATCTAGAATGTTTGCAACTTTCGCTGCAGCTAATGCAATTGAACATCCAACCGCACCAATGGTTAACCTGAGTGGGAATCGTGACCAGGTTCTCGCAACAGCTAAGGTAGTATCTACAACACGTGCTTTAAGTGACATATTAGTCTCGAATAATCCTAGACTAGAAGATGTTATGAAGGCAGTTGATAGGAAGAACAATGCAGCGGTGCAGTTTCTCCAGCATGTTGGGTCTCCTTGGCCGCTATAATTTGAATGGATTAATAAGTGGCCGATAATATAAAAACAACTAAGGCTATCAATGATCTTCTGGCTGCTCGCCAGAAGGTGATTCAAGGTACTAATCAAGAGCTTACTAAACAAGTCGCGCTTCAACGTGATTTATGTAATGCTATTGAATGCGCCGATACAGACACATTTGAAAATCTTAGAAATAGTACTAAAGACGCTGCTCAGGCGGCTAAGGAAGCTGAAGAAGCATATAAAGACACCGGTGCTGAACTTGATGCAATGGGAAAACAAGCAAGTATTACCCATCGCGCACTTCAAAAATTAGGAGGGACCCTTAAGGGCTTTGTAAAATTCGCAGGTGTCGGCATTATAGCTGTTGTTGGTTTACTATCTACATTTTATAAAAAATATGTTGGAAGCATGCACACAGTAATTGCACAGTTAGAGCGAGTTCAAGAAGCGCAAGAACAAGTTAGAGGCAAATTCGGCAGTTTAACATCAGGCCCAGGCCAAATGGTTATAAAAGATGCCAGGGCAATGGGTAATGCATTTGCTAAAATGGGAGTGTCGGCTGGCTATGGGTATGATGCAACAATCAACTTAATAAATAAGATGAGTGAGCTTTACGGCTCAATGAATCCGGCACAAATGGCAGGTCTTTCCGCAATGACTGAAGAGAGTCGTATTAAGATGGGTGAATTTGCCTTAGCAGCCGACTTATCAGGAGAAGAAATTATCCAGCTTAATAATACATTCAACGCTATGGGTGAAGATGGTGTAGCGGCGATGACAGACATCGCTGTTAGGTCACATCGACTTGAAAAGACGCTTGGTATTACTTCTAAGTCAGCAAATAAGGCCTTTCACGATATGACTCGTAATGTCAAGGCTTTCGGTAATGCAAGTAGAGCGCAAATGGAAAGCGCAATGTCGAAAGCTACACAGTTGGGTATTTCAATTAAAGATCTATCTGGTATATCTGACGCATTCTTTACATTCGATAAAGCAGCTGAAGGTGTTTCTAAATTAAGCCAGGCATTCGGAACTCAAATAGATGTTATGAAAATGGTTGGAGCTGCTACCCCAGCTGATCAATTAGATCAAATGAGAGAGGCTATGTTTAAGGCAGGCAAGTCAGCCGAGACCATGAGTCGACATGAACTTGCACTATTAGCACAAACGTCAGGCCTATCAGAAGAAGCAGCACGTCTTGCTTTCTCACAAGAGTCACAGTATATGAGCCAGGAGGAACTAAATAAGAGAATAGGCGACACTGATCCGCAGAAGCAAATGGCTGACGCAATGAAAGACGTTGCTGAAGAAATTCAAAATGTAGTTATTAGACTTAGTGATCTTGTTGGCCAAAGAGGCCCACTTGGCTCATTTATACATGGAATTGCAAAAGGCATGGGTTTCTTCGGTGAAGAGGCACAAAAATCATCTACGGAATTTCGCAAGACAATAATGGCTATTTTCGATGGTGGTGTTAAGCTCGGTGAATGGCTTCGTAAAAATTTTGCACCGCTAAGAGATTTATTCGAAGGAACTGACAGCGCCCTCGGTAAAACACCTTCTATCTTTAAAAAATTGGGTAATGCCATTAAAGCAATGGTTGCTCCGCTAAATACTGCATACTATCTTTTCAAAGCATTTTTTATTGAGGATGATCCAGCTAAACGAGGCGAAATATTTGACGAAATGCTTAATCAAATATCATTGTCATTTAAAACGTTTGGTGATAAAATGTTCGGTGCTGGTGGTGCTGGTGTATTCGGCGAAAAAATAGGCAACTTTTTTGAGTTGGCTATTAGGAAGATAATGCCTAGGGTATTAGACATGACCGTAAAGTTTTTATCCTTCATGGGAAGCATTATTAAAGACTGGTGGGATAGTTCAGATAATCAACAAAAAATGAAAGCGGGCGCTGTTGGCTTAGGTTTGGCCGTCTTGGCCGGAGCAGGCCAAGCACTCTCTTTTGCATTAGGCGCCATGCTCGCTCTCGTGAAAGGTGCGCTTAAGACCTCACTTAAACTTTTAGGAAGAACTGTGTCATGGGGAATAAGAAATCTTATCTGGGCACCGATAAAGGCAGGCTTTAAATTTATAGCTAGAAACATAGTATTTATAGTTAAAAAATTCCCACTAGCAGCACTTGTTATAGGAGCTATTGCACCAGTTATAGGTCTTTTTAAAGATTTACGAGCTCGCTTTGAAGAAGTTGCTCGATCATCAGACGATACTACTCAAAGAATTTTCAATGGATTAGCGCAATTGCCTGGAATGCTTTGGGATCTTACAGGACGAGTTGCTGAATGGGGAATGAATTTTGTTAATATTTTAACACTTGGAATGTTTAGCGACCAGCTCAATACCAAGAATTTTAAGCAAACATGGGACACTTTTACTTATGAACTTAAAGAAGTTATGATGGCTGGTCTTAGTTGGGTGGGACAAGCAGGGATAAGTTTTTGGGATAATTTCAAGGAAGGTCTTTCGACAGGCTTCAGAGAAATTGGTCGATTCATAGAAGGTAAACTGGGGTTTCTTAGAGGATTTTTCCCACAAAGCGAGCCTAAACGCGGTCCTCTCCGTGGCCTTGCCAAGTCAGGTCTTGCAATGTTTAAAAACTTTGGCAAAGGAATTAAACAATCAATTGCAAAAATCACAGGACCATTAAACTCCTTTGTCGATGCCCTTAACCCACTTAATAATATTAGAGCATTAGCTGAAAAATTTCTTTCAACATTTCAATTTTTTGCATCTGTATTAAATCAAGTTGAAAATCTTTTTGATAACAGAGTGCAAGGGAGCGTCGATATTGATGCCATTGCTGGTAAGATTGCTAATATTGGCTTGCAAATATCTGAGATGAATAAAGCTATGGCCGATACAGGCGTAGTAGAATTACAGACTAAAGTAGAGGATATTCTCGGTACAGGAATGTTTGGTGAGGATTCATTCTCATCATCATCAGGGCTTGTTGTCAATTTGAATGTCACAATGGATGCCGACAAGGTCGCTGAGGTACTAGTTCGCGAACGCTTGGTCGTTGGTGTATAGTTAAATATTGGAGACGTGATGGCACAGGACAAAAATCAAAATAATCTTTATGAAGATGTAATTGGCCATGAAATATATGCTGGTCTGACTGCTGACTTAACTGACAAGCAACGAATTGATGTAAACGCAGCAATTCAGCAATTTGCGAATCTTCTACAATCAGGTCTTATAAAATCGTGTGAAGATATTACATCACTAGCACGTGATGAAGTTGCGTCTGATATGGTTGAGGATGCTATTGAAAAAATAAACAGTAAAACAGGAAATGAAAATGCCTGAGTTTGAACCGATAGACCCAGATAATCCTGGACCATACATTGTTGATGGAACATCTGGCGATAGCGATAAGTTTGAGCCTGGTATTGATGATTTAAATGAGCCGCTTAAAGTTCGTTTAGGAGATTATTTAAGCAAAAACACAGCACATGGGCATAATAATGGCTACACACCAACTCACGGCAATGCCTATACCGTTCCTCTCGGGTCCAACGAATTTACATTTACTGGTGAGGATGGCCGACCAGTTGAGATTGTGACAGCTGGCGGGCAGGTTAATCCTCAACATGCTTTCTCACCACTTGGAGATGAATTAGATCAGATACCATCTCAAGGAAATACATTCGGTGGCCTAGAATCCGACGGTCGCACTCTTGGTGAGCTTTTGTCGAGAGGCGGTGCTAGCGAAAGCGCACCATATACAGGAAATACGCTACTTAAGGACGCTGTCATGTCAGGCGGCATGAGAAAACATGGTGAGGCCGAGGCCGACGATATTGCAGATCCTCAGACTGTGCCTGTCTCTGACCTGATCTCCCAGGCACTTCTTAATAATCGCTGGAACCCTCGTTCTGGCCAGACACCATTTGATCCTGAAGGTGACAGGGCGAACGACCAGGTGGCTCCTGGCGTGGGAGAATTAGGATCAACGGTCGCGCTTAATGAGCCGATTGCAACTTTACAAACTCAGATGGGTGCTTATACACCTGGTGATGAGAATGCGTCGAATCAGATTACATTTGACCAGTTACGCCGTGTCGGACTGTCAATGATGTTACGGGCCGCAGGTGAGCCTGGGTCTAACAATGTGGATCCTTTAAGCCCAGCCGCCTCAGCAACGCTGGCACCTGGCTCATCTCAGTTAGGTGTTCCTCGAGCTCTTGCTGGACTGAGTGTATCTGATGCATATGGCGCTCCTGGCAATCAAGGTAATGGTGGCGCGGAAGGTGCCCGTCCTCATGTTAACGCCGGGATGAAGGTGGGCAATCCTAGCCTTGACGGCCTAGTGCCATTTTCATTTGGTAGTTTTAATCATTTCTTAGAGCCTTTTCAAAAGGATGTTGTTGCATCACGAGCACTCGCCGGTGCGCTGGCTCTTACTCTCGCACTCGCCAGTAAACCTGTCCAAGGAATATTGACAGCGCTGATGGAACCCGTTACTGCGGCTGAGGCACTAGCAAGAATAAACCCAATTGGCGCAGCAGCTATATCATCAAAGACACCTTCTGGCATCGATTTAGGCCAAATAACCGCCCAAATAAATAAGCAAGGCATGGGCCCTCTTCTTCACAAGGGAAGGTCATCTAGAAGAAATATAGTATTTTCGCCTGCCGTATGGGAGTTTTTAGGGTTTGTCGTCCCGAACAATCAGGCAGGCATACCTGGTCCTGCGAGTAACGCCCCGCTTAGGAATACAGCCAATGCCCCCGCAGGAAAACTGGGTGACAAGTATTCATCTTATTTTTTTACTGTTGAAAGAGGAATAGCCACGTTATTCGGTGTTGTTAATGTGGCGCAATCACCAGGTTTCTATATTACTGTAGCAAGGGAAATAGTTCGAGATGTTATAATAGCCGGTCATAGAATGGCCAAGAGAATTGAAAGATCCCAGACAGGCGGAGTGTCAGCCGGCTCTACAATTAACGATGTCAATGAGACCATTATGGAGATGATTGATACTAAAATGACTAAGTTTGTTAATGTCTTGGCGACGATCGGCAATGCTAGTCTTAAGGCTAACCCCGATGCCACATTGGGTGATGTAATGGGATCAGGGTTTAGTCGAGGAAATGTTGTTAGGGGTGAAGACGGTGCTACTTCAAATAACAAAGGACCTATTAGCTTCGTAGATAATTTGCCAAGCGAATATAGTATGTCTGGTAAGTATTCAAAGAATGGTGCCGGACGCGGTGCAGGCTACCGTGCAGGTAATGCCCTCTCGGTGCTCGTTATGCCCGACTCCTTTGGAAATGCAGCTAACGGTATACCAGAGCTTTTCACAGCGATGGCTCAAGATCGCCAGCGACTGATGGACTTGAAGGTTGAAGAAATGATAGCCGCCGGCGTGCCAGAGCCACAGGCTAGGTTGGATGCTCAACGATACGTGATAGGCAAGTTTGGACTAGTCGGAATAACAGCTCCTAATATGGCATATGAAAAACTGCAAGAACGAGAAGCTGCAGGTGCTGACATAAGTAAAAGTAACTTTAGGACCCAGTCAAAGATAACAGCCAAAGAGCGAGAAGGCTTTGAGGCCGAGTTAGAAGCTGAATACATGCCTTTCTATTTTCATGATTTGCGAACGAATGAGATCGTATCATTCCAGGCATTTTTGCAGCAATTGACAGATAATTATAGTGTTAGTCATCAAAAAACTTCCGCTTACGGTCGCATTGATGATATTATGGTATATCAAAAGACAACACGTGCCATTAGCGTAGGATTCACAATCGCATGCACTAATCGAGCTGACTTTGATATAATGTACGCAAAAATTAATAAATTGCTAACGCTTATTTACCCACAATGGTCACCTGGTCGCCAAATAATAAATACCAAAGGTGATCAGAAAATAATTGCCCCATTCTCCCAGATTCCTACATCATCACCCGTGATTAGGTTAAGAATAGGTGATATTATTCGTCGCAATGGAAGTAAGTTTAATCTTCTTAGGCTTTTTGGAATGGGGACTGATAACTTTCTTATGAATGGATTTGGTGATACATTCGTCGCCACAGCCGACCCCCTCGTCAACCAGCTTGTTCGGGTGCCGTCAGGATCAGCATTTAGTGAATTTGTTAATGAAGATAAAAATCCTATCTTGAAGTCTTTTAAGGCTGTAGGTGGTAAGGGCCTTGCTGGAGTTATAACATCAATGAATTTTGATTGGCTTGGAAGCAATACCTGGGAAGTTTCACAATATGGCTCCCGCGCACCAAAATTATGTAAGGTGACAATAGCATTCTCGCCAATTCATGACATTGCGCCAGGAATTGATGCCGATGGTATGAACCGAGCGCCACTCTATCCAGTGGGTAATGCCATGCTGTCACTATCCGGACAGGCCGCAGACGAGGCCGGTCAAGAAGCGTTTAATGATATGAAAAAAGATGTCAACGAAGTAGTCAATAAGATGATTAGTAAGACTAATATCAATGATTACACCTAGGAGTATGAATGCCAATATCTAGATATGCAAAAGACAATATAATACTCCGAGGTTCAACACTCGCAACCCCTGCTGCTACCAGTGAAATTAGAAGTGCTATTGCTCAAGGTCGATTAAAGACTCAAGTAATAACGCTGCAAGGTCTTGGTAGATTAGACGAACTAGCAGGTCAGTTTTATGGTGATGGTCGATATTGGTGGGTTATAGCTGCTGCATCAAATATTGGGTGGGGTCAACAAGTTCCAGCGGGCACTCGAATAGTCATTCCTGATATTAGTGAAATTGTGAGCTTATTGTCATGAGCAATAGGTCAACGCTAGATAATACAACTGATTCACTACTTCAGTTCTTTAAGAATCCTTTAGTTTTATCACAGCAGATCTCATCAGGACAAAATACTCATGATATTAATGAGCTGTTATCAAGGTTGATCTTCGGCACGCCTGCAGAAGGCGCAAAATTAATGTCATCGATTAAGTCTCAAATCGATGAGGATCAATCAGGTGAGGATCAATCAAGCCCGGCAAATAACAATACAATCCCACTTATAATGCTAGGCCCTACCGAAAATGACAGTTATGGCATCCCGGACGCCTGGACATCCGGTGATATTAATGTCAATAACATTGGCGCTGTTTTAGGCTCTGATGAAGCAGCACCTAATACTAAGTTCTGCACTATATTTGCGATGAATCAGTCATTAGGCCCATCAGGTAGAAATACAAAAGGCTTACAGTTATTTTTTAATTCTATCCCTACTGAGCAATTTTCTATGTGCCAGCCATATTTGTCTGTGCAATTAGTGTCCGGCCGTCTAGGTTCTACTACAGACAATCAAGCCACAGGCGTCTCAATATTTAAATTTTTAGAAGGCGCCGCTGATTTATCTGAAAAAAGCAGTTATATTAAAATGTTAGCCGGAACAGACACATCTGCGGCAGGTGAGCCAGGTGCTTTGCTAACGCATACAGGTAGCTCAGGAATGGAGCTGTTTACAATGCCGCAGACGCTCGTTCCAGACACCCAGTATGCTAACCACGATCCAAATCTTCGAGCCGTTCCTGTTATAGATAGATTTAGGCCCTTACTATCATTAAATGATTTTACAATTCAGTCACATAATGCAGGCGCAGGCACTCTTTCATATAAGACAGCAAACATGTCGGTTACGTTACATGACCGATCTCGAATGGCTGAAATTTCTGACTTATTAAATCCTGGTCAGTATAATTCGGCTAAATTTATGGTAGAGTGGGGGTGGAGCCATCCGCATGGTCAGCCAGGTTCACACATTAAGAACCCATATGGCAATTTTTTAAATAGCCTTAGAAGTGTTGATGTATTTAGAGTGACGACATATAAATTAAATTTCGATGCAGTAGGTCAAGTTAAAATAGATATTAAGCTTCACGCTCCCGCCGGAATTGATATTAAAAATCAAAATATAACATATGGTGTCCCGGGTAGCACAAACCCAGTTCAGCAATTAAGTAATCTTACTACTGATATTGGGGCAGCGCTTGGTGTACTTAGGAGCACAAATCATTTAGGCAATATTACGGCAGGCGTCACGCTCGGTCGCATGACCTCAGCTGCATCAATTCCTAATTTAGATGATAAAATTGGGGATGATGACAAAACAGTTAAGGAAGTTTTAGATGACATAATTCGGCAATTAACTAGTCTTAACACAGATGACAATGAGTCAGCAAGGACTGCGGCTAATAAATTAATTGCAAGCATAAATGAAGTATATGGAACTGGCCAACGCCGCGATGAAGACACATTAATTTCAAAAGCATATTCAAATATCACAGAGGCTTTAAATGTAAAGATAAAACGATTATCTGGTGGAGACGAGCAAGCTCCAACAACTCCAGACCCGTTTATCAATTTAACTGAAGTTTTTGCAAATAATGGTAGTCTATCACCAACAAGCGACTATGTTTCTCTTGCGAAGCTTCTATCGATATTTGTAGGCCAACCACTTCAATCTGCTGAAGAATATTCTGAAGTTCATATGGTTTTTCATAATTTTAATGATCAGGCCGGCAAGATGGGAATATTAAAAAACGGCCGCCTTGCTGCAAATATTGGTCAATTTCGAATTAAAATTAGTGAGTTTAAGGCTTCAATCATAGCCATGTTTCAAAGAGCTCGATCACTAGAAATATCCGCAGAAGAATTTATTACTTTTGTTATAACTAATTTTGTTGATAATCTTGCTAGCACAGAATATGGAATAGCCGACCTATATCAGTCAACAGTTAATGCTGAAACTGGGCAAATTGAAGTAGCGGTTAGAAATACTGAAAATGAATCAACACAATTAACTGATTCAATATCGGCTAAACTGGCTGTGGATTGCAAGTATGCAGAATTTAGAAAACCTAGAGTAGAGGTTATGCTAGATTCAATGCCTGTCTGGCCAGATGATGCAGATGAATCTAATGCTAGAAAAGAAGTGCTTAAGATTCATATTTTTGACAGGCAAGCATCATCTAGCATTGCCGCTGTCAATACCTTAAGATCAGCGTACAATGCATATCTAGACGGTGACGTTAATCAAGAGTCATATCAAAAATTATCGACAGGCCCTGAAACGCCTCCAACGAAAGAAGCAGGTGGGCCAGGAGACGGTTTAGCGACTGCAGGCAAGATTAATACAATTCATATGTATAATGCAATTCGTGGCATGACGCCGTCGATTATTTATGGATCGTCTGCATCGGCTATTAAAAATGCTAGTTTATCTACAGATAATGCTTCATTGCTTAGTACAACTATTATGACAGGTGGAGGTCCTAATCCTGGACCGCTAACACCAGCCGGCCTTGATGTTGGGTCATTACCACTTGTCGTTTTCCCAACAAAGTTGAGCATGACAATGATAGGGTGCCCAATATTAGAGTATATGCAGCAGTTTTTTATTGATTTTGGAACAGGTACATCAGTTGATAACACGTATAGCGCTATAAAAATTACACATAAAATATCGCAAGGAAATTTTGAAACGAATGTCGCATTTGCATTTGTTGACGCCTACGGAACATTTAGATCTGCCTCTAGCGACCTAAGGGCGATGTATGAAAAAAATAATACACAAACTTCATCTACTTCATAATCATTCATAAAATTTCTGATAATATAATATGTGAGATTGCATATTTCAAAAAATTTAATTGATGGTGCCTCAGGTATTTCTATTGCTAGTGATGGCAATGTGTTTTCCGAGCGACTGCCTCTAGACACTGATTGGACGGTTGGATGCCAAGCATCAAAACTAAGAGTTGAGGATGTAGCACAAGTATCAGGCACTAAATTAAATGTGTTGCCTGAAAAAAAGTACATTAGTGCCGTTGCAGTCGTTGCTGAGCCTAAGAATTTTCCAATTAAATGGATGATGCCCACCCAGGTATTTAAGGAGTATATTCAGAGACTCCAGAACGACTCCTGGGACATTCTAACATCAGGTTCGATGGAATACTATCATAATCACTTCCTGTCAACCAGATGCCTTCTGAGAAGCCTTCATAAGCCCATTATTAATGTACCAGCATATGAAGATGCAGTTTCCAAAGAAAATACACCAGGTCAGCGAAGTGTGCTAAACTCATTTAAGCCGAATATTGATGGATATGCTGGTAAAGTAGTTTATAACCAACATGGAACAAGGACAGGCCGACTAACAGAAAGATCAGGACCACAGATACTCCGGCTAAGAAAAGATCTTCGACATATTATTGGGTCAAGATTTAAAGGAGGTGCTATTTGTCAAATTGATTTTGTGTCTCTTGAGGCGCGTATTGCTGCCGCTATGTCAGGAATAACACCAGAAAGAGACGTGTACACCCAGATTGCCCGTGATGTGTTTGATCAACAATATAGTCGTGCGCAAGTTAAACTAGCGTGCCTGTCCGTTATCTACGGTGCAGGCCCAAAGAGATTGTCGTCACAGCTGGGAATTTCAAGACTAGAGGCTAATGCACTAATTTTTAAAATATCAACCACATTTGGTGTACCAGATCGAGCTAGGAAGCTTCTTCATCAAGCTGTTGAGAAAGATATAATTCATAACTACTTTGGAAGAGTATTGCAAGCTAATGATAAAGCATCGCATGTTTTATATAACAATCTAATTCAATCAACAGGTGTAGATGTTGCCATGTCAGGATTTAGATGGATTTTAAATGAACTTAATGATCCTGGTATTGTGCCTATATTTTTACTACACGATGCGATTATTGTTGATGTGGATCCAAAATCTGCCCGTCGTTTAATTGATGTCGCTAATTGGAAAATTCCTATTTCTGGATTTGATGCGCCTTTTTACACTGATGTATCGAAATTTTGATATGCATCGCATATTTATAACATATGAAAAAAATTAAAAAGCTGGTTGCTGAAATAATTGCGGAGACGTATCCAAGTCGCAAGGCTATGCATGTCACGCCATTAGATTACAGATCAGGAGGCGGCAGGGGAGCAGGCGTTCCTGCAGCTTCGAAGCTTACGGGTGACACACCTCAGCGTGCCGCCTTAGGTCGGCCTCCTAGGCCTACACCTATGCATGGACAATATGGTGAACCATCTGTTTCAGGCACGGACTATATGGGGTCAAAAATGATCCAAAATTCTGGTGCATCATATTATAATATGGATGATTTCAAGGATCCGCAGCCAAAGCTACCTGACCTAGGTGACCCTAAGGTTAGGGATGAGCGTGAATTAAAGCTATTGAGAAATATGCTTCTTTTAGATGGAGAACCTTCCTCCGAAGATGTCGACGAGATATCTGCAGGCGGTGTTGCCGGTGTTGCAACACCTTTAGGAACAGGTCCTAATTATCCTAATTCATCAAAGCGCGGAAAGCAGCCTCCATCATGGCATTATTACATGAAGGCTCTTGGTCCTGGCGCTAAAATTATAGACCCAGAATATTAAAAAATTACCTTGTACACAAGGGGTAATCACAGTATTTTATAACTGTGAATATGTGAGGCCGGAATTTACCGGTATATTCCGCTTTGTCACTGAACAACACTGAAGGAGAAAAAATGGCAATTGATTTCGATGCAATTAGGCGCAAGGTCGCTGAACTTTCTGGCGAGGGAACTCGTGGAACTACTAACTTTTGGAAGCCGGATGTAGGCGTGCACACAGCGCGACTTCTTCCTTTTAAGGATAATGATGGCCAACCCTTTAAGGAGCGCTATTATCATTATGGCCTAGGAACTCGTGGGTTTATTTCTTTGCGACACCTTGGCAAGCAAGATCCCATCCAGGACCTGCAAGGCAAGCTATACGATGAAGGTACGCCAGGTGCCCGGGAGATGGCTAAGAAGCTCTATCCTAAGATGCGTGGATATTGTCCTGTCCTCGTTCGTGATAATGAAGGCGTTGGGGTTCAGATGTGGGCATTTAGCAAAATGATCTATCAGCAACTGCTAAATATTATGCTCGATCCTGATTACGGCGATATTACTGATCCGCTTGAGGGTCGTGATATTAAGGTTACGGTAATCAAGAAGGAAGGCTTCAAGTACCCAATGGTTGATTCTGTTATGCCACGAGGTAAGGCAACTAATCTAAGCGATGACTCTGCAACGGCTAAGAAGTGGCTTGATAATGTTCCTGACCTGGATGAGCTTACTAAGAATGATTTCAAGACGTATGAAGAGGTTGAAAAGATTATTAACGATTGGGTTAATGGTGGTGCCCCTACTGACAGTGTAGGTACTTCGAGATATGGTAGCAATACTGCTGCGGCGTCGAATAACAATGCTAACAACGCTAACACAGCCAGCACGAATACAACGACGACCACCGCTGAGGCTGATAGTACATCAGGAGGTTATTCAGATCTTGACGCTGCTTTCGACGATCTTCTTAGCTAAGAAAGGAAAATAGATGGCAAGCTCTAAAAAGAACGAAGTTCAAGACTTTACTGCTGATCTTATTAAGTCTCTAAATAAAGAGCACGGAAGTAAGATCGCTTACAACCTATCAGTTGACGAGTCACCTACCAATATTAAACAATGGATCCCGACAGGATCTAGACAGCTTGATTATTTAGTTGCAAATCGCAGAGGCGGAGGTATCCCAGAAGGTCGTATTATTGAGATTTTTGGTCCTCCCAGTATTGGTAAATCGCATATTGCGATTCAGTTAGCTAGATCAGTACAAGAGATGGGTGGTATTGCGGTTTATATTGATACTGAGAACGCAACTTCTATTGAGAATTTGCGACGACTTGGTGTTGATGTGTCAAAGAGGTTCGTTTTTGTCGAGACTGCCTGTACAGAGGAGGTCTTTAAAATCGCTGAGAACACGATTAAAAAGACTAAAGCAATCAGCGCTGATGTCCCTGTTCTCATTATTTGGGACTCAGTTGCTGCCTCTACACCGAAAGCTGAGCTTGAAGGTGACTATGATAAGAATGCTATCGGCCTTCAGGCTCGTGCCATCTCTAAGGGCATGAGAAAGATCACGCAGATTATCGGCGCTGAAAATATTACATTTGTTTGTTTAAATCAGACTCGTACAAAAATTGGCGTTATGTATGGTGATCCCACTACTACACCAGGTGGTATGGCAATTCCATTTCACTCTTCGGTTAGGATTAAGCTTGGTGCAGGTCAGCAATTAAAAAATAAAGATGGTGACATCATTGGCATCAATGTATCAGCTAAAACAATTAAGAATAAGGTAGGGCCTCCATTTAGAACGTGTAATTTTGAGATTCATTTTGGTTTAGGGATTAAGGAGCATGAACAACTTTTTGATACTCTTCGTCGGGCTGGATCATATATCGATAACGATATTGAAGTAATTGTTGGCGGGACAGGCAGTTGGAAGACATTCACCGTTACAAATGTTAAAACAGGTGAACAATTACATAGCAAAAAGTTTTATAAGAACGAGTTTAATACTATCCTAAATAATCCTGACTATAAGCCGTATTTAGACGACATGCTTGAACATATCATGGTCAGGCAGTTTGAGTCTGATGGCTTTGATAACGAAAATATTTCTGATATACTCGACTTAGAATAAATAGTATTTATGTCGAATATATTACTAGTGGATGGCTATGGCTTGTTCATAAGACACTATAGTGCTAATCCGTCAATTTCTGAAAATGGTTATCATGTTGGTGGAGTCGTTGGATTTTTAAAAGCACTACAGTTCGCAATACAAAAGCATTTTGCTAGTCGTGTTTATATTGTCTGGGAAGGCGGAGGTTCGGGATTTAGGCGAAGTTTATTGAGCACATATAAAGATAAGCGTCGTCCAATTAAAATGAACAAATATTACGATGAGCAAATTGACGACACTTATGAAAGTAGAAATCGTCAAATTTTAACACTGATTAAGCTTTTAAAGCATACACCTTTTTGCCAATTATATGTGCCTGATTGTGAAGCAGATGACATAATCGCTTATCTTTGCAAATATGTCCATCGTGATGAGAATAAAATAATTTTATCTTCTGATAAAGATTTCTATCAGCTTTTAGATAATAAAACATGGATATCAACAACGATTCGTAAGAAATTAATAGGTTGTGATGATGTTAAAGACGAGTTTGGTATTTCATATAAGAATTTTGCCTTAGCTAAAGCAATTGTTGGCGATAGGTCTGATAAAATAGACGGTATTAAGGGTGCTGGGTTTAAGACGTTAGCCAAGAGATTCCCTATTTTAGCAGATGATAAAGACATATTATTAGATGAATTTTTTGATTATGCAAAAAACAATGCGTCTTCTAAAATATTGCTATACAATAGAATTCTTGAGTCTCGTGAGTTAATCACTAGAAATTGGAAGCTTGTTTACTTAGATACAGCATCATTAACAAACCAGCAACTTAAAAGATCAAGAGAATTAATTGAAAATTTTTCACCAAAAAATAATAAATTTGAGTTTATGCGTGCAATAATAGAGTGTGGCCTTAACAAGTTTGATGTTGACGGCTTCTTTTTTCCAATGACAACAATAAGGT